GATTACGACCGCATTACCCGTGACTGGGCTGCCAATCGGCAGATGGTAGCCGACTGTCAGGGCTTACTTGACGCCTACTGCACAATGGTTCTGGGGATCAGGACGGACTTATCCGCCCACGGCAACTACACTAAATGGTGTTCGGAAAAGGGGCGCATCGCCAAACTCAGCCGTCCCTATGTCATAGGGGAGGCTGTTTTCCGCGCCAGCAACGCCGGCATAATGAAGCACGTTGGATGGGTCTGCGGCTTTACCAGCGATGGAGAACCGCTGGTGGTAGAGGAACGGGGCCTATCCTATGGTTGCGTCGTAACCCGGCTGTCAGTCCGAAACTGGACGCACAGGGGAATAATGGACAAACGCTTTGTCTACGCTTCCGTACCTTCGGAGGCGTATCCCTATTTCGCTGTTTGCGGCGGGAACAGTGTACATGTGCGCTCAGGCCGGGGGACAAAACATAATGTCCTTGCAACACTACGCAAGGGCGACCTGCTCCTTGCCCTGCCCCCTATCGACGGCTGGTGTGAGATAACCTATGTATCAGCGGGCACGTTCCGGCAGGGCTATATGAGCGCAAAATACGTTGCATCAAAGGAGGTAGTCTGAAATGCAGATACTCCAATTGCTGCTGGCCGGCACCGTGGGAGCCGCGCTGGTAAAACTGGTCGATAACGTGATCCAGTTCATGCTTAACCGCGCCGCCAAAAAATCAGACCGCAAGGCTGATAAGGCAGACGCAGACAAAGCCCAGGATTGCGATATAGCCGAGCTGTCACAACAAGTGAAAACGCTGCTCGAAAGAGTAGGCCGGACAGAAAAGGGGCAGCAGGTCATATTGCACGACCGCATAAAATTCCTCGCCCGGGCATACATCGCGGCCGGCGAGGTGAACTTCTACGACTACAACGACCTCAAGGAAATGCACGAGACTTACCGTGAGCTGGGCGGCAAAAATCTTGTCCGCCCGATGGATGAGGTCAGCAAACTTAAAACCATATATAAATAATCAATTAAATAAAGGAGGATACTATTCCATGAAAAAGACACTCATCAAGATTCTCATTCTCATCGCTGTTATGACCCTCTCCCTGTCTCTGGCCTCGGTGGCCTTTGCCGCCTCCGGTGCGCTTCCCGAGGAGTTCTTCTCCTGGGAGGTTCTTGCCACCTATGCGGGTGCTACTATGTTTACGCTGCTTGTGACCCAGCTCATTAAGGGCATAGGCGTGATAGACAAGATTCCCACCCGTATAATCGCCTACATCATCGCACTTGTGGTGCTGCTGGCGGCCAACTACTTCAATGGCTCCCTTACTGCAAGCACGGGCTGCCTGTGCGCCGTGAACGCCGCTGTGGTTGCTTTTGCTGCGTATGGCGCCCATGACACCATTGCCGAGGTACGCAAGCCCAAATAATAAAGATGCTCACCTTCACCCTCTCGCGGCATTCCCGCGGGAGGGCTTTTTTATTTGGCACATTTTCTATAAAAAGCACCGGATTGCTTTCCGGTGCAGAATAGTGTCTTCCCAGTTAATTCAGTAAATACGTAGCGTTGCGATACGCATTCTCCCGTGCCTGAACGTTAGCGTCATTTACTTCGGGCACATATAAGTCTTCTTCGCAAACGGGGCATTTCGCAGCAACTTCGACATATCTGATTTTTGCACCACGAACGACAGTTTCCACACGTTCAGTAAACATCATGTATTCTACATCTTCGTCACACGCAATGCAAAAAGCCGTCTTTCTCTTTTTCATGGCGCATCTCCTTTTAACCCATTAAACTGATACCATCTTTTTTGTAGATACTGAAGAATCTTGATATAGACATTTGGAAGTGATAAAGGGCACCTTATTCAAAATATGCTCTTTTACTGCTATTAATCTAATAAAACTCCCTTATTGCAGCAGGTTTTCCCAATTAGACGGAAACCCGATATCAAAGAGATCTATGACATCATTGTATTCCTCAATTATCGCACGTATTACAGTTAATACTTCACTTTCCCATCTTTTTTTATCAGGGTAAAGAGCTTTAACCGTCAATACTTGTGAAAACAAACTCCTGTCACCAGAGTTCTGAGAGAGTGCCGCAGGTACAGCCGCAAACTTGCGAAAATATAACCGCCCATAATGGGCGCATATATTCCTGAGATCCGTACAACACCTAAGCCAGCTGGTAATGTTATTATCGCTTTCTCCATATAAGGTTTTTGCAATAGCCTTTTTATCTTTTCGCTTAAGGTCACTGTAGAAACAGGAAAGCATCCCAAAGGTAAAAAGTTCCATTATTACCCAAATCGGAAATTCTCCTCCATACTGTGAAATATGGTGTTTGACAAATGGAAGTTGCCTATTTGCACTTATCTCGCGTTTAAGGTTGTCCTCAAATTTTTTATGTTTATGGACTTTTCCAAAAGCCGTTGGATTTTTGTATCCAAGAGAACCATAGGTGTGGGCATGGTAATAAGATAATTGAGAGCGCAGATATATTTCTATAATTTCAATAGCAGAAAATAATACTTTCCTCATTTCCTTGTCAAATTCGTATATGCGCGCTACTCTGTAAAAGTCAGTACCTTCCTTATATGCTCTGTCTGTTTTCCGAAAAGGTAAAAAATAAGCAGAGAGGCGATAGTATCCTATTTCCTTTAAAACTAATTTTGCATACATCTCATCTTTCACTACGCAACCGTGTTCTTGTAGCTTTGCAATCATTTCTTCATAGGTTGCAGGATCTTTGACCATGATGACCTCTCATAAAAAATGTCCCCCACTGGGACACATCACACATTTCTGTGGAGAGGTGCGGGGGGTCCTGTTGGTATTATTATATGCCTTTATTGCATTTTTGCAACCCTTAATTATAAAAAACTTTGTAAAGACTTTTTTGAGCAAGGCTACACCTGAGCCATAGACAACATTGAGTAAGGTACAAATAACCATAAGACACCCCGCCCCGGAGGTCACGAGGGCAGGAAGGATGAAAAACATGAAAAAATATTTAATGGCAGGGTGTATAACACCGACACCGCTACCCTTATAGGCAGCAAAAACAACGGCAACCTCGGCTCGGATTTTAACTATTTCTGCGAAAGCCTCTATCGCAAACGCACGGGCGAGTATTTTTTACACGGTGAGGGCGGCGCGAGGACACAGTATGCTGAGTGGCATAACGGCCTGCTATGCGGGGGTGAGCGCATAGTATCGTTGACATTTGATGCGGCCCGCCTGTGGGCCGAGGAAAACCTCGACGCAGACATCTATGAGGCCGAGTTTGGCGAGGTTGTCGAGGACAACAGCCGGATATGCGTATCACTCAGCCTGTCAGCGGCAGGGGTAGAGCGGGCGCGGCGAGAGGCTTCGGCCCGCGGTGTATCGCTGTCCGCGCTGGTAGATGAGTATTTCTCCGGGCTGTAAAGCGCTGCATAGTATAATGACGGTGATCCACATGACCGGGTATCAGCAGGGTATTTTTTACGCGCTGGGTTGCCAACAGGATAGCAGATTTGCATTACGCTGCATAGACCGCCGATATCTCGATGAGGTTGCACACCTTTTTGACGGTTGCACGGTGTATTACCAAAAGCGAACACAGGGCAAAAAGGGGTGTTATTGCATTAAAAGCGCGAGGGTATCACAAATCAGCCTCGATAACGTTACTGACCATGCAGGATTTTTGCGGGCAGTTATAGAGCTCAACGGAAGTATTGGTCTCGCTACGCGCAAACAAAAAGTCACCGGACATCATTATTATCGTCCCAGGCTGCGAATATACGGCACGGAGGCTATTGTCGATATTGCATTGGATCATTTGCCGATTATTCCCAAAAAAATGCAGCACCATCATACGAACACGGGCCACACGTGCGAGATTAGCATAAACAATTTGGACGAGTTGTTGAGTGTATACGACTATCTATCGGGATACACCGTGGCGCCAGATTTTTGGCAGCGTTACGCAGATTATATGAAC